TCGGTGAGCGTACCTGCCCCGCGAATGGAATACTTGTCGGGTATCCAGTTGTCATCTGCTTGTGGGGGTTTCCTAATATGAGCCACTAATATAATGCCAACGTCTAGCGTCTTGGCGCAGTGCTGTAGCTTGTTCACGAACTCCGTCTCGGCTACATAATCCTGAAAGCCAGTGCCACATTTCGCGAGGGAATCAACGAAGACATACTTGCAGCCCAGTTCCTTGACGCAATAGTGGATGATGGATAGCACTCGCTCAGGCTTCACTGTGTCTAACTGGTCAAATATGACTAGGTTATGGTCAACGAACGCTGAAAATTCTTCTATGAAATTCTCAGCAGGTGTCCCATCCTGCGTACCTGCGGCTTGCATTAACATCCGATACAGGGATTCGCTCGGTTTCATTTCAAGGGACGCGAGGCAGACCTTAGAGTCTTTGAGCAGACTCAGGATTATCTCGCCACAGATCAGGGATTTCTTTGAGGCATTAGCGCCACCGAATATGGTTAACTCGCCCTGCCTTAAACGAAACGTATCATGCGTCTTAGGCCACGGCAGCTTAGCACCCCATATCTTTTGGCCTTTGGATCGTTCGACCACCTCATCATGCCACCTGCCCGCGCTGTGGATCTGAGATGCCTCCATCATGCCTGTGAGTTCAAGGTACTGTTCTAATTCTAAACCTTGGGGCAGCTTCATAGCTCCACCCCCCATGACTGTTCGCGAGTAGGGGTCTGCTCTTGCCTACGTTTTTCCCATGTAACCACACAGGCTTTCCATGACTTCATTCTGTCTTTGCCGATCTTCCACCCGCGCGCTTCATAAAACGCGATGAACATTTCGGGATCAATGCCGTTGCTGCGCGAGTCACAATACGCCCTCACTTCCTCAACTGTCGGGGGTATAGATTGTTCTTTGTTACTTGTTACTTGTATAGTTGTTGTCGTTTGCCTGGCAGTTGCTTGACTCTTGCTTGACGGTTGCTTGCCCGTATCCTGGTACTGACTGTAGTTAGTTATTGAAATGATTGAGAATTTATTGGTGATTTGCTTGTCAATCATGGCCTCAGTTTCAAACCATTTTAGGAACGTTCGAAGACGCCGTACTGATATGTTTAATCTGGCACTCGCGGCATTCAAACCGAAGACCAATTGACCCCGCTTTATGGTGAGCATTTGCCCGTTAAACGCTGTCGCTTTATCCGTTAAGGACGCAGCCATCAGTAGATACAGCCATAGCTTTAAAGCTTCAGGCTCTTGCCACAGGAAATTATCCTGTATCGCCCTATCTAATCTAATCCATCCGTTCATTTTATCCCCCTCGCACTGTTAACTATCCGCTGAGCATTGTAAATCGCGGCCTTGTCCTTTTCAGTAAATGCCACACCCTCGCGAGACCATACTGGCACTAATTCTAGAAGCCACTCGGCAGACTTCACCTCCTCGCGTGTATGCTTACTGACCCTTGGTGTATAGGGTGACCCATCGTTAGGGTAGATGTCCCGCCACGCAAGCCCCACGGCCTTTAGAATGGACTCTGCGCTACAGTCCTGCGCAAAGCAGTGTAGTAGCACCCGATCATCGGCCTCGCGGTATAGAATACTAAGTGAGTGTGACTTGTCATCATGCGCAGGGCATAAGGCCATTGCCTTGTTTCCCTTGCGCCTAACCTGCTCTAATTTGCTACAGACTAAATCGAAATCAGCCATAATTTCCCCCTTGCGGTATAGGGAGAGAGTAGATATCCTGCACTTTGATCGCAATGCATCCTCCTCCCCCTTGTGGTGTGATCAGTCCCCCTACGGGGGGACGCTTTAATTCAATCCTATCTAGTATATCCCCTATCCTATCTAGGATCGCAGTCTACCGTTAACCCCTTATAGTTAGGCCATCCGAATTCCATATCGGTTTCAATCCCTAAGCACACCATCTCGGCATAAAGGTTAGATTCGCGCCTCTCTTGCTTAAGCATGCTCGGCTCGGTTAACACGCCGAGGGTGTAGAATCCTATCAGGCCGCAGCCGATAGCGAAACACTTAAGCAATTTATTTTCTTGCTCTACCGCTCTATTCGTTCTCATGGTGACACCTCCAGTGATCGCTTAATTAGATATAGGTCATTATGCCGTTCACTAAGCACCGTTGCTCCGTGGTCACTCAGTCCTTCTTGGTTTAAATCGTCCCCTACGTTGTCTAGTGCCGTTGTTAGTAACTCAAGTAAAATCTTAATTTCGTTTTTATTTAATATCATTCCATTATCCCCTTGGCTTGCTCTTTTGCCCGTGCTACTTCGCTCGGCGTACACATGTCTGCTATTTCGTGCGCGAGTTTAAGCGCATCCCCTAGCCTATGTTCTGGTGCTGTCACGCATAGGACTAGCGCCTTGGTTAGTGCTGTTTCGTGTGTCATATATCCCCCATGACGCAATGGCTGATTAATTCTTGGTCTACTTCATCCTCGCGAGCAATTCTGATAAAATGGATTTCTTCACTAAGCATGGTGGCATAGTGAAAATAATCCTCCTCTCTTGCTTGAGCAATCGCATCCTCTTCGGATACCGCCTCGAAATAGGTGACTTCATCCCATACTTGCGCCTTTCGGCTGATTACTGGATAATTTTTCATTTGATCCCCTTTATTTAACTGCCGCGATTAGTCCATCGCGCATTGTTACGTTAGCGAAAAACTCTCGCCCCTTGCCTGTAATGTGTGGACGGTTCGCCCCTGTTAAGACTCCATCGCGCTTGTACTCTTCGCCGAAAATACTGGTTTCGATATAATCTAGGCGCTGCCCGACCTGTTCTTTTAATACTTTTTTACTTGGATAATTAAATACTAGCATTGTGATTTCCCCTTATATTGTGATGGTCTAGCGTGATTAACTTTGCGCCCTAGCTTGATAATAGCGGTCGCGCTTGCTACTGATAACCCCTTATCGCTAGCGAATCGCTCAACAGTAAGGTAATCGTTGAAGTATTCTAGATACTCGCTCTCGCATTTGGCTTTGAATCGCTCGCCTACCCGTAACCGTTCGGCCTCGTTCCCATCTATTACCCATGCCATGCCGAATGCGAAATTGTGTTGCCCGTGCCAATTGCTCATAGTTAACCCCTCCTATCTGTTAAAGTGAAAATTGAATCGCTGAATTGCGAGTGATTATAGAATTGATCATCCCCATATAACTCATAGGCGTTAATTTGCTCTAGCGTTTTAAGCTTATTGAATCGCGTATCGGGATAGCGCCCGCCGAAAGCATTAGGCTCGCCCGCATATATCAGCTCAACTTTAAATTTTCCATCCTTACGCATGTTGTAAACGTGTATTACTTTCATGATTAACCCCTTGCTATGATATTAGCGTTATTGGTGCGCGATCCGTGAGCAGGGAATGCCACTACCGAATCGCGATTGCTTACTGAACAAAGCTTACAAGTCGCGCATGTCACCTCATCCTTGTATGTAGCAGGGCAAGTTATAAACTTCACCCCTTGAATTGTGCGCGTATCGTTCCCGTGATCACTAGGCACAACGGCCGCGATGGGCAGATTGTGGCGCTTTAACTTGATCGCGTGATCTATAGTGTTAGCAGATAAGTTAACCGTAAACCCCTTAGAATTAGCGGATCGAATCGCCTTAATGTTGTGGGCATTGTCGCGATAGTGCGTATAGGTAAAACCACGCTTGCCCGTGTTAGCGGTCGCCAGTAGATCTAAGGCGCGAGAGTCTAGGTTCTCGCTATCCTTGCCATCTGGCATTAAATCCCCCGCGACATTGTGACGCCATAAAGTTTTAGCCTTAAGCTTGCCGACATTGTCTAGGAAATCAGCGTACTTAGCGCCTCGCTCGCCACTAGATACCTTGTCCCAATTGAGGCGCGTATAGTATCCTGCCTCGGCGTAACACCCGTTAACCCCTGCATACGGGCATGCCTTGGGGCAAGTGTCGCGCGCACTGGTGGTGCAAGGTATCGGGCCGATTTTTGTATTAGATGATTTTTTGACGAATTGAATGTTCACGGTTTATCCCCTTGTTTTTAGATTCGAGAATCTGTTAACGCTTCCGCTAATGTTTCGTAATAATTGCCGCTCTCAAAAAATGGATCATTGCCCGATCGCGATGGATCAATTGCTCTCCATACCACGAAGGGATGCAATTTATTATTTAATCGTTTTACGATTGCTGTCGCCGATGGATAAGTAAATTGTGTGCCTTCTTTCTCATTAGTTAGCACCAATAATTCGCCGTTAACTTGCTGCAATGCCTTGTCTAGATTCATAATTATTTCCCTAGTGTCCGGTGATTGTGATTAGTGCATTTTCGTCATCTACTAGCACTTCGAATAGCATGCCCTCTCTGATTAGTCCTGCCGCTATGATTGCTAATTGCTCGATGCTGCAATTGATTTTCCCCATTGTTATTCCCCTTTAAGAGTGCGCCATATATGGCAGAAACATAACTTCGATCATTAAATCGCTATCAATTCCAATCGCCTCATACTCTCGCGCTTGCGATTCTTTTGTGGGTAGTACCGCGATTACATTGCCGTGATTGTCCGCGATGCAATACTTGTATCCGTGCAGCGTTTCGTCATGAGTCTTAAGTGTTAGCATTGTGTGTATCCCCTTGTTTTGTGTGTATTGCGTTGTCGTAGAGTACAATGCAGACAGCGTGCCAACTTTTTAAAGTCCAATGATTACGGGGGATGCAGCCAATGTACTGTGTATGCATACAGTGTTGAGAGTGTTACTGTGTTACCGAATAGTGTTACCGTGTTACCGTAGATGTGTTACCGAATCACTCAACAATTCATCTGGATTTTGTATCAGTGTGTATCGATTTGAGAATGGTATGCATAGGGATGTTATGGGCTATTAGCTATTGGCTGCTATTCCCGCCCTCACTCTCGCCGCATGGATTTGCTCGCGCCTAGATAAGCCTCGCGTGCGCGCGTTAACAGCTCGCGTGCGTGCGCGTATAAACAGACGGGGTTCGCGGAGGGGACGGGGGAGGCCTAGATCGCGCGCAAATATGTATAGTTCCAACCCAAATTTGCTCGAAGCCAAATTAGAAAAAAGAGCCAAAAAACATTCCTCCCAAACCCGCATGAATACAAGTGTTGGTCAAATTCGCCAATTAGTGGTTTAATACGCCAAATATTAATTACCAAAGAGCTTCTATGTTGTGGTTGAAGACAATGCACCAGTAAAGAGAAAGCGTGGTCGTCCCCGTAAGTCGGAAATAGAGAAGCCGAAGAACCGTCCCATTGGTAGACCCAAGGGTGACCATTCGGCTATGGCAGAGATGAAGCAGCGATTCCTCGCGAGGAGGGATACCAATGCTGTGATAGAGTCTATCTTCCGAGCTGCACAGGATGACGACCACAAGAACCAATCTGCTGCGTGGAAGCTCATAGTAGATAGAATCCTACCTATCAGCTCGTTTGATAAGGACAAGCTAGGGGGTAAACCTACGGTCAATATAACTATCTCAGGGGTTATGGATGCTCCTGCTATTGAAGGAGAGGTCATAGAAGATGGCGAATATACAGAACCTGATTGATCTGCTTATGAAACACGAGGGCGTAAGGAACAAACCTTACGAAGACACTGTGGGCGTACTAACCATAGGCGTAGGCCGTAACTTAGACGATGTGGGGTTATCTATTGATGAAATTCACTACCTACTCAATAATGACATTAAGCGATGTAGGCATGAGCTATCGGGAGCTTTTGAGTGGTTTTTAGATTTAGACCCTGTCAGACAAGATGCTATGATGGATATGTGCTTCAACCTTGGTATCACTCGACTTCGCGGCTTTACTAACGCTTTATCAGCTATGGAGTGCGGTGACTACGAAGAAGCAGCACTAGAGTTCCTAGACTCCCTTTGGGCAGATCAAGTGGGACAACGCGCTACAACCCTAACCAATATGATACGAACCGGAGAATACGATGCCTAATGTAAACGGAAAGAAATACCCTTACACCCCTGCGGGAATGACAGCAGCTAAGAAAGCCAAGGCCGCTAAGAAGAAAGCCCCTCCCAAGAGGAAGTAAGATGAGCTTGTATAAAAACATTAACGCGAAGAAGAAGCGTATTGCAGCAGGTAGCGGCGAGACCATGAGAAAAGTCGGCAGTAAAGGCGCTCCTACAGCCAAAGCATTTAAACAAGCTAAGAAGACCGCGAAGAGAAAATGAACCTAGACATAAGCCTTCTTGAGTGGCAGAAAGAAGTTTGGAACGACCCTACGCGTTTCAAAGTAGTTGCTGCGGGTCGCAGGACGGGGAAGTCTCGTCTTGCGGCTTATCTTTTGATAGTGAACGCTTTGAAGTCAGATCAAGGGCAGGTGTTCTATGTAGCCCCTACTCAGGGTCAGGCACGGGATATTATGTGGAATCTCCTCTTGGAGATAGGCAGACCCGTCATAGAGAACTCCCATGTAAACAACATGCAGGTAAGATTGATCAATGGTACAACTATCAGCTTGAAAGGAGCTGACCGACCTGAGACAATGCGCGGCGTAAGTCTCAAGTTTCTTGTCTTGGATGAATACGCAGACATGAAGCCCGATGTATGGGAGCTAATACTACGACCTGCGTTGACAGACTTGAAAGGCGATGCCTTATTTATCGGGACACCAATGGGTAGAAATCATTTCTATGAACTCTACAAACAAGCCAGTTTAGGCGAAGACCCCACTTATAAAGCATGGCACTACACAAGCTACGACAATGACTTACTAGACAAAGAAGAGATAGATGCAGCTAAGAAATCCATGTCTTCCTTCGCGTTCCGTCAGGAGTTCATGGCGTCTTTTGAAGCGCGTGGCTCTGAGATGTTTAAAGAGGAGTGGGTTCACTTCGATGACGAAGAGCCTGACACAGGGGACTACTACGTTGCCATTGACCTCGCGGGCTTTGAAGAGGTAGGAAAAGCCAAATCTAAGAATAAAAAGCTTGACAATACGGCTATTGCCATTGTAAAGGTAGGAGAGTATGGTTGGTGGGTGAAGGATATCGTCTGTGGTAGGTGGGAATTAAACGCCACTGCTGAGAAGATATTCCAGATAGTTAGAGACTATCAGCCCATATCAGTCGGTATAGAGAAGGGCATTGCCCGACAGGCTGTCATGTCGCCGCTTACCGACCTAATGAAGAAGTATCAGAACTTCTTTCGCGTTGAGGAGCTAACTCACGGGAACAAAAAGAAAACTGACAGGGTGATGTGGGCGTTACAGGGTAGATTCGAGAACGGAATCTGCAACCTCAACAAGGGAGAGTGGAACATCCAATTCATGGATGAAATCTTCCAATTCCCTGACGCCTTAACCCACGATGACATGGTAGACGCTTTAGCCTATATAGATCAACTGGCTAAGGTGTCTTACTCATACGACTTTGAAATAGATGAGTTTGACGTAATCGACTCAGTAGCGGGATATTAAGATGCTCGAATCAAACGAAGATCAGTTTGGCATAGAAGAGACTCTTGAGTCTTGGGTAATGGACAAGTGCGAAGATTGGCGCAACCATTACGAGACTAACTACGAAAAGAAGTTTGATGAATACTACCGTCTGTGGCGTGGCATCTACGCTAGCGAAGACCGTAACCGCGAATCAGAACGCTCACAGATCATATCCCCCGCCCTTCAACAAGCCGTAGAGTCATCAGTTGCAGAGATTGAAGAAGCTACGTTTGGTCGTGGTAGGTTCTTTGATATGAAGGACGACATAGCTGACCAAGAGAACCAAGACGTAGTCTACCTTCGCGAAAAGCTCTTAGAAGACTTCAAGGCTAACAAGATTCGCAAGGGTGTTGCTGAGTGTTTAATCAACGCGGCCGTCTTTGGTACGGGTATAGCTGAGATTGTCCTAGAAGAAGTCAAAGAGATGAAGCCTGCGACTCAACCTATTATGGATGGTCAGCTCCAAGCGGTAGGTGTGAACATCTCAGACCGCACAGTCGTTAAATTACGACCTGTTTTACCTCAAAACTTCTTGATTGACCCTGTTGCTGTGGATGTAGACAGCGCATTAGGTGTAGTGATTGATGAATTCGTCTCACCACACGCCATAGAACAGCTACAGGAGAAGGGTGTATACAAGAATGTACCCTTTAACTTCGCGTATCCTGACACAGACTTAGATCCTGACCACGAACTTACCACGCAGCCTACCGATAAGACTCGTTTGACCAAGTATTACGGACTTGTTCCCCGCTATTTACTTGAGAATGACGATGAATACGAAGAGGTTGAACAGCTAGTAGACAGCGAGGAAGAAGAAGGCTTCTATGTTGAAGCAATCGTAGTCATAGCTAACGGTGGTACTCTGCTGAAAGCGGAGAAGAACCCGTACATGATGCAAGACCGCCCTGTTGTGGCGTTTCCTTGGGATATCGTACCGTCTAGGTTCTGGGGTCGGGGCGTGTGTGAGAAAGGTTACAACTCACAGAAAGCATTA